CACTATTAACTTAGGGTCTATATTTTTTTTACAAGGTGATCCTATATATTTATTATAAAGTCCTGATTCCATATTTTTATTTTTTAGATTTATTTTTATTACAAAAGCTTTTAGCCGCACCAACGCTACCAAAACCCCATTTTTTTAAAGCCATAGCTTTCTTTGTTGGTTCTCCTTTAGCATCTTTCATAGCGCCTGCCATGCCCGCAAATCTACATGCAAATGAAACTCTACGTTTTCCTGTGCCTGAAGTTTGTCTTGATCCTAGTTTTTTACCTGTTTCAGATGTGTAGTCTTTACGCATCTTTTTATTTTGCTTTTCGTAAGCAGCTTCTTTTATTTGAAATGGTGATTGCTTATTCATTTTTCTTTTTTTTAAGTTTTACCCATTTAGTCAATGTGTACCCTATGGTGATTAAGAGTAGAAATATTTTCAAACCGTCTTCAATTTGTGTAAAAGTTGTAACTCCTATAGCGCCAGCGTTCATGGCGTATAGCTTGATGTCTGATATGCTCATTTTTTATTTTTATTCATTAATTCTAATATTTTTTCTACTCTGTTTTTTTCGTATTGTAAATCTCTTATTTCTTTTTTAGACAGTCCAAATTTAAGTAATGTTTTTACTTGATCAGGTTTGTTTTCATCTTTAATAGAATCAAACTGTCTTCTAAGTCTTCTCTCAGCGCTTTCGGTTTTAGGCTTTGCTTCTACTTTTGGCGTTGGCTTAGTTTCTTCTTTTATTTCTTCCTTAACCTTAGCCTCTTCTTTAGGCTTAGACTCAGCATTTTGTAATTCAATTATTTTTTCAACTCTAGCTTGTTCTTTACCTAAAGCTTTTATTTCTTTTTTAGTTAATCCTAAATCAAGAAGCATATCAACTTGTTCTTTAGTTTTAGTTAACTTCTTCATATCGTCAATTTCTTTGACTTTTTCTTCTTCAGGCGTTAAAACTTTTGCCGCGTCAAACCCTCCGTAATAACCAAGACCTACATCCCAGGTAGACCAACCAAGACCTAAAGCAACTCTTTGCCAAAGCGCTGACTGTTCGTTAATCATACCACGTACGTTATTTATTTTCTTAGCTACTCTATCAAGAGGTATATTGGTAAGACCAGTTACTATTTGAGCACCTGCTAAATAAGCTGGATTGTCTAAGCTAAAACCTTGTTCTTTAATATCTTTCATATTCCAGCTAAAACTTCTAAGACCACCTTTTATTTTTTGTACTTTAGATCCAAGAGGCGGTGAAAAGCCTAGTAAATCAGCTACAGCTTTTTCATATTCAGCTCGGTTTTTAGCATGTTCCTCACCTAAGGTCATTAAAGTATTTTTAAGTGCAACCACTGCTGCGCCACCTATACCTAATCCTTTAAGCTGAGAATCAATCATACCATTTGCTACTCTAGATATTTTTTCGTTTTTCTTAGCATCATCATCTTCATCATCCTCACCAAACCCTAAAGCAAACACCGCTTGTTGTAGTGAATTAAATATTAAATTCTGAATAGCACCGTAGTAAACTATCTTAGATACATTTGTTTTCCAATCACCACGACCATTTATAAGATCTTGACCAGCTCTTTTTTGTATACGAGCATATTGCATAGGCGTATTTGCCCAAGCTAAAACAACACGACCAGCAGCTGATGCCTGTTGTTGACTAATTCTATTTGGATTACTTGACTGCTGACTTTCTTCTGCTATTTGTCTAAAGTCTTCAAACGCTTGCGCTTCTGCAGCTTTTTGTTCCATACCTTTACCTACTAAAGCTTTGACTCTATTTCTATAAAAAGTAGAGCCACCAGTTGCAATAGCAAAACTATCTGCAAACCTTGTCATAACAAAACCTTTGCTAAGTAAAAAAGCTATAGCTGCTTTAGGTTTATTCTTAGAATCTCTAACAGCGTCTGCTATTTCAGATTCACTTACATTTATCTTAAGACCTTCTCTTCTTTCAACTAAGTAATCAGAGTTCATAAGCGTCATAAAGTCAGACCAAAATTGTTTTTGATTTGCAAACGCTAAACCTGCTTTCACTATATTATTGTCACCCCAATTTATGAAGTTTACCGCGGATATAGTCTGTAATAGCGCAGAACGTGTGTTTAAGAACATAACAGCACCAACAGAGTTGTTTAACCAGTCTAATAGTTGATCTGTAACTCTATTGCCCCCAGGAGGTCTGTTACTACCTGATTTCATTCTACGTAAAGAATCTTCCAAGGCTTCACGCCATCTGCTTCCGTACGCAGCCTCCATTTTATTCATGTTATCTTCTGAGAATATTATATCCACATTCTCTCTAAACTCTTGTTGATACTCTGCTCTATTAACTTTGTTAATATCATTGATAATATCGCTAGTGATGTTACCACCTAACCAGTTTTGACCTGGCTTTGGGTAAGGTTTACCTTTTTGTATTTTAATTAACTCGTTAGCAAAAACTCTAAGCTCAGTATCGTTTTGTATAAAGTCATTTAATTCTTTAATATCTCTTTTAGACAGCCCTGGTATATCCATACCTTGAGCTGACCATATAGCTACGCGAACTGCGTGAGAATAAGTAAAACCTCCAATACCGGTAGGTACACTTAAACTTGTAGGTAGCGTTTTTAACTCTGATTTTAAAGCTTTAAAATCATTTGCTGCGGCTATCTTAGCTTGTGTTACAGCAGACTCTGCTCTATCGTAAGTGTCAAGTAAGTTTGTCTTAAGAAAAGCCATTTGAGAATCTCCTTTTTTACCTTTACCTATCATTTTATATAATAACCCTGTAAAATCCTCTGCAGATGGTGGAATAAAGAAATTAAATTTGCCTTTGTTAGCGCCAATTGTTTTAGCTCTAGCTGCAGAATATTCTTTATATGTAGCTATGCCAGAAGAGTCTTCAATCATATCATTTACGATAGTATCAAAGGTTTGTCTTTTACTAGCTTTAGCTAGTTGAACTTTTGACTTAACATCTATTTGGCTAAGTACATCTTCAACGGCTTTAACGTTTTTAATAGCATCATCTGCAAAGTAAAAATCATTATAGCCATCAGCTGCTTTACCCATTATCCAACCTGCTTTTGCTTCAGCTGTACCGTCACCTAAGCCGGTTATATTTTTTAAAGGTATATTAATACCATTAGCTTCCATAAAGGCTTTTATAGGTCCTGCGGCAGCTTGTGGTCTTGCTGTAAGTATAAACACATCTTCAGTACCACGAGCATCTGCTATTTTTTGAGCTACACTAAACAAAGGTCCTTTTTTTCCTTTTACTACTTTACTAAATTCAGTAAAATCAAACTCAGCGCCTTGTGATTCAAGATCAGACGCTTGTTGAGCAAACTGCGTAGCGTTTATTTGAGTGTTAGAACCATCAGGCATATTAACGATAACCATGCTTTTTGATTTTGCCAATGTGTCATCGAAGTCAAACACTCTAATTTTCTTAACAGGTTGATCTAATTTCCTAGCGTTATTTAAAGCTTTGTCAGTTTTTTCTAAAGCGTTTATAGCTTTTTGCACAGTTATAGGTTCGCTATACTTTATAGCGTCAGGAATTAAATTGCTATCACGCTTAGAAGCCATTGCTTTTCCTGTTGCTAACTCTGTATATGCTTTAATGTCTTGCTTAGCTTTTTCAGCTGTAGTTTCACCTATGAACTGCTCGTATATTAATCTCTGTTGTTCCGCTTGAACATCTAAATTATCTCTAAACTTAGCGTCAACTTCTACATTGTATTTAGCAGCGTCTGAAACATTATCTATAGATCTGTTGTTTGGATTTAACGCAAAGTATTCATTGTATTTTCTTATATCTGCAGGAGGTACTTCACTGAAATCGCCGGTCTTAAAAGCTTCGTTTAGTTTTTCATTAAGATACGGATGCTCTTCAGACTTAGCTTTCCACGTAATACCATCTTTAAAATAAGTAGCATCTACTATAGCTTGAGTTTCTTTACCTGTAACTTCTTGGTAATAATTATCATTAACCCATTTAACCCAGCCATCTAAAACTTTTGGGTTATCGCTAGATATAGCTTCAAGTGTTCTATTGGCAAAATTACCAAATTGATAAACATGTTCTTCCCAAGATTTAGAACCAGGTTCTACACCCTGTTCTAAACCAAGAACAGCTGCCATTTTTCTACCAAAACTATAGTTAGCGTTTTGATTATATATTATAGAGGCTATACCTCTAATGTTTTTAGGATCTAATTTATATAATTCAGCAAACTTTTCTATAATAAGTCTAACGCCTTTGTTGTGTAGTGATTTATTTTTAAGATTACCTTCTATGTTTTTTATGGTTTGGCTAGATATAGCTTGCTTTATAGCTTTTAAATCTGATTCTGATATAGCATCTAAACCTTCTAAAGCACTTATAGTATTGTTTATTACTTTTAAATCTCCTAATTGTCCAGATTCTAAAGCTTCTTTGGTTTCTTTTATATATCTTTTAGTCTTATTAGCATCACTTATAAACAAAAATTTTCTACCTTTAGCTCCACTAGTTGGTTTGCTGCCTATGTAAGAATTCCCAGCGCCCGCTAAGTTTGATGCAACCGCAAATAAGCTAGCGTTTTTTCCAAAAACTTTAGTTAAATCATCAATAAGAAAATTACTTAAATCATTAACACCTTCAACTCCAGGTTTTATAGGTTTATAACCTGCGTTAACAACATTTGAATCTACGTTATATTGAGATCCAGCGTCTCTTTTGCTAGCCATAGATTTACTCTTACCAGCAGCAACATCTTGCTTAGCTTCTAAACTTAAATCAGTATCTGATCTTACAATTTCGTTTGTTACAAGCTTTCCGTATAAACTAGCAATACCTTTTAAAGCTTGAGCTTGTGGTGACCTAGCGTCAAAACCTTCAGCTTTCTTACCTTCGACAATACCAAAAGTTTCTAAGAAATCAGCTTTACTAATTCCTTTGTTTAATTTAAACGGAGCAAGTCCAGCTCCTTTACCTAATCTAGCTTGTTTAGTGTAAAAAGCATTAAGCAAACCTTTTGGCACGCCAGTAGATGTGCCTAAGAGCTTGTCTGTTGCAGCTTCTACAACTGCACCTTCTGGTAATATCTTTAATAACTTATCTGCGTTCTTATTGACAAATTGCTGAATAGCAGTCGCATCGCCTTTAGATAAGTTAGCTGTTGGACTAGTTAGTTTTTTAACTGGTATTCCAATTTCAGCTGCAATAATTTCAGGAGCTAAGTCACCTAGTTTTTTAAACGTTAAGTTTTTAGTATCGATGCCTTTAATCTTATCTTGTACTTGTTCTTTAATCTTACTTGCTGCATCGTTAGATATAAGTGAGCTAGGTTTTATTTTTCTAGTAGTAGGCTTTGCAGCAACCTCAGTTTCGACCTCTTCAGCCATCACGTTTCTAGCTTCTGTAACGTCGCTAGTAAATTCTTCACCTAAAACTCTTTGAGAAGCTTCAATAGCTCTAGCTGGTAAAAACTTATTTATATAAGCAGCTAGTGGCACACCTGACTCTGGCTTATATTCTTTTATTAAATCAAATATTCCACGCTTACCTGTTTCAATTTCGTCTGTTAAAAGTTGACGATCAAAATTAGGTGCTTCACTTCTTTTTTCTACTATTCTTTTTACTATAGGCTTAAATTGTTCTATAATATCCAAAGCTCCATCTTCACCTTGCGTGTCGTATATTTCTTGCACTTTAGCAGACGCTTCAACGCCTGTATCTTTTTTACTTTCCTTAGTTACAACATCTGCAACTTCAGCTTCTATATCTGTTGGAATTTTTATATCTACTTCAGCTCCTTTTGTAGCTGCTTTTTCAAGACCTTTAGAGAGACCTTTACCTTTTTGCACGCTTCTATTGTAGTCTCTAACAAAGTTTAATACATCTTTTCCAGTTTTAAACTTAACATTTAAACCCATAGCGCTTAAAGCTCTACGTATAAAATCACCTATTTTAGTAGAAGCTTTTTCATTAAAAACTATATCACCATTACTTAAACCTTCACTAGCAAGAGTTAAAACCTCTTCCATAGTATCTGCTTTAGATATATCTATATCTTCAACGTACTGATTAAATCTATCTAAAAACCTAGAGTTTGTGAATGTAATATCTTTACTATTCTTTAGTTCTTCTAAAAGAGAAGTACCTAAAGCTATTGCAGCTTCGGGTTTATTTTTTACAGTTTCAAATAAAACAGCATGACCAACCTCGTGACCAGCCGTGTCCATTACATTGTCTTCAGCTGCAGATTCTTTGTTTAAAATTACAATTCTTTTACCGTCAGGCATAACAACAAAGCTACCGTAGTCTTGAGAGTTTTTAGTATCAACCTTACCGCCTTGTTCTTTTAAAGTTTCTATAGCAGAAGCCATGTCAGCTTCGTTATCAAAAGTTTCAAAACCAGTTCCAACTTGTTCAGCTATAACCTTGGCTCCTTTTTCTACTTTAGCTGTTCTGTCGGCTACAACTATGTCACTTAACTCTTTGTCTATTTCAGTTAATCTTTCAGACTCTGCTTTTGTTAAACTAGAATTATCTACTTGTTTTATAGTATTTTTTAAATTCTTTTGCTCAATCATTAAGTCAACCAAAGCTGGTTGATTTTCTATACTAATACTTAAAGGTTTTAATCTATTTACAGATCCTTGAACTTCTCTAGCTCTTAACTTAACACTATTAGCTTGATCTACAGTTATTTCACCAGCTTCTAACTGCTTATCAACTTTAGCGTCAATAGCTTGTTGAGATCCAGCTATTTGAGATATATTTATTTCCGTAGATGACGTACTTGTTTCAACGTTAAAAGCATCAGTAATATTGTTATAATTTGAATTACCTAACTCGCTATTTATTTTAGAATTAGTTATGCCTGATTTAATAGCTCTTTTTGCTTGAGCAGCATTAACTGGCGCTCCATAGACTACACCTCCACCAACACCTTGTATAAAAGAATCCGCTACGTTATTAAACGCCGGCACGCCATTTATCATGTTTTGCGTTATTGTAGTAGCAACTTCCTCAAGACCTTCACCTAGCATAGAAGCTGGGGCTCCGTATTTAGTTAGTGCTGATCTATACATGTCAATAAGACCTTGTCTAAAAATTTTAACACCTTCTTCTTTTCCTTCTTTTAAAAGTATATCTTTATATACTTTACCAATTGTTCCGGTACCTATAGAGCTAAAAACGCTTTCAGCACCCGCTAGCCCTAATCCTTTTATTATACTTTCGGCTTCTGATTGTCCAGGATTTTTTTCGCGTTGTTCTTTTATTTCAGGACCAGCAAAAGCTACTGTACTACCAGCTGCTAGTTTTCCCGTACTAACAGCAGCGCCTCCAACCATCATAGACATACTCACTGGAGCACTTTCTACTATACCACTAGCTAATTGCTTAAATCCATCTGCGTAATTTCCTTTTGAAAAATTATTATAAATACCTTGATAATCATAATTGGCATTATTGTAAATATCTTGTGTTTCTCCAAGTTTAGTGCTTTCAGCTTCGTAGAACTCTAATACTGGATTCCCAAGACTATTGTCTTCTTTGAATTTTTTAGAACTAGCTTCTATATTTAAACCTGTTGCTTTAGCTAAAATGTTTTGGGGTAAAGCAAAAATGTCATATAATGTTTCGGGAACAGAAGCTATCATTTCACCAAGAGTCGTGCTACCTTTTTTTATATCAACTAAAAGCTTATCACCAAAAGACATGGTAGCTATTTCTCTTTTTTTGTCAAGCTCTTCATCCGTGTCAAATCTTGAATATATATTTTTTTCTTTAGATTCTTTTAATTCCGATGAACCATCTTCCGATGCTGAATCCGTAAGATCTACCAGTGCTTCTGTTTTTACTGGCTCCACACCTGCACCCGCTGCATCGCCCTCCGTCTTTACCGCCTCAATAACCTCTTTCACTGCTTCTCCTCCGTATGTTATGTCTTCAGATTTAAGAACAGTACCAGTTCCTACTGGCTCAGGCTTTTCTTCGCCCCATTTATTATCTATTTTCCACTGCTTAACAAGTTTCTTTTTTTCCTCTTCAAGTAACATTGAAGGCAGTGAATCTACGTATGCTTGTAATTCGTTCATTTAATTTAATTTAAATCGTTATCATCTAAAAACTTCTGAGCCTTTGCCTTTTTAGCTTCTGCTAAATCAAAAACAGCTGCATCTTCTTTAACCGTAGGTATTTGGTTAGTAATAAATTGTTTTAGATAATTATTCATAAAGTATTCTTTGTATTTTGTTTCAAATAAAACTTTTTTGTCTTGCTGTAGTGGTAAGTCTTCTTCATAGCTCCAGCTAGATGACCCAGCGTTAGCGTCTTGCACCATTTGAGCGTTCTCTTCAACGCTTGTGCCTTTAGATATATAAACGTTCCAAGCAGCAACTGCGTCTTGCTCAGAGCTCATTAAACCAGCAACCTCAGCGTTTATAAATGGAGTAACTTTTTTCTCTATTTTATCTATGTCATATTTAAACACGTTTCTACCCTTACCGTTACCTAAGTCTATTATCTCGTAATCAACAGAACCATCTGTATTCATCATTACATATTCTTCAGTAATTTTAGCTCCAGGCTTCAATCCTCCTTCTTGATCTACTGCATCTGCAGCAAAAACACCAATCTCAGTTAAAAGTCTTAGCATTTCAGAGTTTATATCAGGAGTAGATGCAATAAGTGAAGTGCCAGAGGCAGTTAATGAATTTAGCGCAGAGCTGTTAATAATTAAAGGTATGTAAAAAGCAGGACCTGTAAAAACCACTTGCTGAGAACCATCCGGCATAATATCTAAATAAGCATTATAACCATCTGTTTTAGAATAACCAGGCTTACCATTCATTAAGCTATTTGCAACTGTATATCTATAGTCATTATTTAAATCAAAATTAGGCTCGTCTGTAATAGCTAAATCCGCTACTAAAGAAGATAAAAAATCTAAAGAAACTTGAGGAGCTTCTTCTAGTTGTTTTAATTGCGATAACTCTATAGAACAATGTTCTGATTGGCACTTATTAGTTTCAACTGCTATTTTTAATTTTGCATATATCTTACCTGCGTTTCTATAAGCATTGTCTAATAATTGAAAATTATAGTCGCTTGCGTTAGATACAAATGTTTTACTATAAGCAATAGCGTTACTTTCGTTAAATTGCCTTAAGTAAAGGTTTTTAGATAAATTTTCGTTTTCCATTTTTTTTTATTGATTTGATGGTGGTTTATTAAAACCGCCGGCGGCCGCAATTCCACCAAGAGCATCTGTAACTCCTCCAAACATACTTAGTCCTGCACTTGTTTGGTCTGCTTGAGATTGAGCCCTTACGGTTTCAGCCATACCTATTAAAGATGCGGTTCTATCTAATTGCTGTTGCTCTCTTTTTTCTTGCTCACCATATACAAAAGCTCTACCTGAAGCATCTGCTTGTTGTAGTCTTTTTTGTTCACCAACTTGACGTTGTTCCATAAATTGTTGTCCTTGCGCTCTTTTATCTTCGTTAGATTTTTCTTGAGCCTCAATACTTGCGGATACGCCTTTTTTAGATCTCAATGCAGCTTGAGCTAAAGCTGTTGCTCCTCCAGCACCCGCTCCTGTAGCTCTCATTGTATCTAAAGTATTAGCTAAAGATATGTCAGCTTCTTCAATTTGCATTTCTGCAGCCCCAGTAGCTACTGATAGATTAGCAAAAGGATTACTTATTAAACCGCTTAAATCTTCAACAGCGTCATAAGGATTTATTATTTCTTGCCTATTAGCTTCTAGATGGTTTAATTTCTTTTGAAGCCTAGCTTTTTCTCTTTCTGCTGCTCTTTTAGCTTTTCCTGCTGCTCCACTAGCGAAAAGACCGCTAAGTACAGATCCTGCTCCGCCGATTATACCAGCTGCTACTAATGGTATCATAATTTTATTTTTTTGTTGTTAATATCCATTGTTCATTGTGTAAGAACTTTCTATTGAAAATAAAGATTTTTCACCTCCAAAATCAGTAGTGTTATCTGTTGATAATTTCACTGTGCTATAAAAGCCTTTAATACCACTCATTGAATTACCCCATATTATTTCACCTTCAGAAGCGGTGCTTACATTGACAACGTTTGTTACGTATTTATTTTCTTTTCTATCAAACCCAGCATGTTCTCTAGGGTACGGTGGATTTGAAGTTCCTAAAACAGCTAAATAATTAGCCCTAGAAACCGCATTTCCAGTAGCTGGATTTATTACATACTCCCCGTCATAATAACTATAAACAAAAGCAATACTATCATTAGTAGCTATCCAGTTAGAGCTATTATCCATTCCTGTGGAGTCTGATATCATGCTTTCCACTTCCCAGCCATTACTACCTTCGTATGCAATGGTTTGAAAGTTTTTAGAATTTGTAGGGTTTGGATTTAAAACAGATGTTATAGAGCTTTTGTAGTTAACGCTGTAAAAACTACCTCTGTTAACGTCTGTAGAATAATGCTGCCAAAGTTTATTTTCTTTAATAGTGTAAAACTTATTTCTTAAACTAAACATTTGACTTGGCTTGTAGGAAAAAAAGCTAGTCCAGCCTTTTGGTTTTTCATCAAACGCAAGTGTTTCATAATCGCTTCTTCCTTGTGTAGATATAACATACTGGCTATTATGTATATCATATCCGCCTATAATTTCACCAACGCTGAATTGAGTGTCTATGCTGTTTAACTCATCTCTAAAAAAGTCATTCATTCCATATTTTGATATTTCTTCTAAGCCATCTCTGCTCAGTCGCAATATTACGTTGTTATTTCTATCAGAAAAATATTTTCTATATCCATAAACAGCAAAACTTCCAGGATCTTTACTAATGCCATATTCACCTACATAAGGCTGTATAACTCCTATAACTAAATTACTAGAAGTAACAGTACCGCCACCTTCAGCTGAGTATATAGCGTCTTTGTCTATTAGCGCTCTAGAACATTTAAGTTCCTGAAGTATAGTTAGATTAGTATCTTCAGCATAAAGTTTTTGTATAGATCCATTAACAGGATCTGCAGACTTAGTTATATCTTCAGCAACTGAAAAAACATTTGTTTGGTTTATACCTGTTCTTGAATTAAATATACCTGAATATATTAAAGAATTAACTCTAAAAGCTGCATTCGGTTCGTCTTCAACCAAGTAAGCTTTAACTCCAAAATCAACCGTTGTGTTGTTGTAACCACCTCTAATTCTAGACTCTTCTATGACCCAATTATCCGTATCTGTTGAAGATACAACGGGATAACCACCAAGACCATTAAGGCCGCCGGGAATACCAAAAGAACCATTCCAGATAGGTTCACTGCTCTTACTTGTTTTTTTCAACAAGAACGTATTAAAATACTTAACTTCTATTATCGCTCCAGCCATATTTAATTATTACTTATTTTTATTTTAAATTACACCCCTATGTTATTTGAAAAACAGATGAACTTGTTTCTGGGGTAGTAGGATATGAACATCCACTACCTGTTCCGCAACCTAAGCCTCCGGTGTTTCCGTATGTGCAATTACATTGATATGAATCAATTATTAACGCTTCTACTAAATTAAACGTAGGAGCAAAAAACCAAACAGGGCAAGTATCAGGTACTCCAGCCGCTGTCACGCATACATTGCCAGCGCCATCTGCTATTGTTCTAGGTATAGTTATAACAGCATTAGAGCCGCCTGAATATTCGTCTAAAGGTGTACCAAGACCAAAATAACCACTACAATCTGGTAATGCGCTATAGTCCGTAAAAAAACCTCCAGTATAAACATAAACACCATACTGTGTAGCTGGATCCGCGCCGGTAACATTAGAATCAATTGTTATAATTGTTACCCCTTCTCTAACTAAACCCTCTTCTTCATCTCCTTGGCAAATTCCAGATATATTGCCATTACATATATTACCAGGGGGAATAAAAAAGCTCATGTCTATAACTATTAAGCAAGGTGTTGCATTGTCTCCACCATCTATTAAATCTAAACTTATATAATATATGTCAGGTTCTATTTCAGTTGGGCTTTGTGTATTTATAGATATTTGGGCTTCTATTGTATTATCCGTTCCATTTATAGTTTGACTTAGCAAGAAAAATTGATCTGAAGTTACGTCATTAGCTGCAGAATCAACTCCTTTTCTAACATAACCTACGCTAAAATCACACTGCAAAGTTCTAAGGTTTACATTATTTGCTCCATTAACTCCTTTAACAGGTTGCGGAAGTAAAGGCCCTGAAGCATTTATATTTGTATATATAGTTGCGCTAGGACATTGGGTTATTACAGGCTCTACGTTTTCTAAATTTGCATCTTGGCTTATAACATTATCTTGACCTGCTACTGTTGCTGTAAAGTTAAATCTAAATTGTCTTCTTTGAGCTTCTTCATTATTAAAATAGTATATTTCACTATAGTAAGCAGGCGTTGTTTTTATTGTCCAAAAATCAGTAACTGATCCGTCTAACGTAAAGAAAGGTCCTCCGTTCTCAGTAAGTTGCACGTCTGCACCCAGAACCCCATTTAGCATTTCAGTAACAGAGTTTAAAACTAGCGTTCCACCCGTTATTACATCTCCAAATGTAGTTGTTAATTGAAAAGGAGCTTGTAAAATAGCAGCTCCGCTAACTAGCCCTTCTGTAAATGCATTAGTGTTAAAGTCACTAAATGTGGCTGCTGCATCACTAGCGTTTAATATAGCGTCATTTAATTCGCTTATCAATCCAGCTGTGCTTGTTTCCCAAAATATATCTAATAAGCTTTCCACAGGTTCTGTTTCATAAACAGCTAAGTATTGTATGCCAGGAACATTTGCAACACCGGGAAAACCTCCTATTGTTTCTGTAAAAGTTAAAGAAACACCTGAATCAACAGACAATCTAAAAAGAGCACCTGCGGCATCTTTTACTTCAATTTCACCAGGCCCTTGAGTAAATGTTAAAACAGTACCTTCTACAACACCAAGTATAGATTGTTCACAGCGCAGCGTGTTTGTTGCTATAACGTATTCATCGACTATAGTGTACTGAGGTACGCCTTCTCCTGTAACAGAAGACCCAGGAGTTGGATCTCCGCCAGTTATAGATCCTGAAGACAAAACAACATCTCTATTTCCACTTCCACCAACAGCTCCATTTGTTATAGCAGTACCGTTACTACCAATTGGAGCAGTAAAAGAATTTACGTATATATTGTCAGGAATTCCTTTACCAGAAACTAAGTCTGGGTTAGAACCTACTCCGGGCTCTCCGGTTATGCTAGTCAAAGGTATTTTCCAAAAATTATCAACAGCTTGTTCAACTGTAGCGCTTGAAGGCGAAAAATTAGTTGTTGCTACTTGTCCTATTTGCGTTTGAGTGCTTATTCTAGCTATTAATGGGTTTGAGTTTAAGTTATAAAATTGAGGAAAATAATCAGGCTGATTAGGGCTAATAGGATCGTAGTCAAATAAATCATTAACAGTAGATATAGTAGAAACAGTATCTGAATTACGGCCAGGATAATACTGCTTATTTGAATCTCCAAAAATTGAAGACGTGACAGGCACTGAAGTGTTTTGAACCCTTCCAAATAGTTTTACAGAACTTCTAAATTGTCTTTGTTGAGGACCTACTTCTGTTAAATCTCGAGGAACTTTGTTTATATTATCATTTATAAGCACGGCATGAGATGTATTTCCTAATTCCAATGTTGGTTTGTCAGGATACGCCGCCATAATTCCAGGTAAGTATACATTGTAATATTCTTGCTCTGTTTGTTTAACTACAACTTTATAAGAATACCATCCTGTTGGATTATATTTAGTGCTTGTTACATCTCCATTATATTGGTTTGTAGTTATGGGATCGTTTACTAAAACTTTTAAAGAATTTCCAGGCCATATATCTTGTTCTGTTGACTCACTTATATAAGGTGAGTACAAAGTTGAACCCGAATAAGTTCCTCCTCCAGGAGCTAAAAGCTCTTCTGTGTTATTAGAAAGTATAACACTTGATTGTCTTCCATATCTATCAGAAAGAACAAAACCTACTTGATAGTTTCTGTTTGTTTTAATTGAATGATTTGGGTATTCTATTATAGATGTTGAATTCTCTACATTGCCTCCAGGTAGTAGTATTATTATATCGCCGCTTGCTATAGTAACGTTGTTAGTTAAAGTTATTGTAACTTGATTTCCACCAGGTCCAGCAACAACACTAGATATAAAAGTGCCTTCTGGTATATTAACTAAGATGCTATCAGAAAAAAATATCATACCCGCCACAACCGATGAAACATCTTTAGCGTCTGTTATGTCTAAAATAATATTACTATTAACGTTTGTATAAGTAGCGGAAGCGGTTGCTCCTATTTCGTTTATGGAGAATTGATTTTTATCGGTGCATGCTACATTGTAGTTTATAGCAGCCGGAGGTGTATGTTTATCTTGGTAATTACCATATATAACTCTATTTCCTGATATTTCTTGAGCAAAAGCTCTTACTGGAACTTTGTCATAAACTCTAGTAGTTTGAAATTCTGGTAATGTTTTAAAAGGTTTTGTTGATTGATAATCATAAACTAAATAATCAGGATCATTTATAGTTAAAGTAACGCCCGATTGAATAGTAACATTTTGATCTAAAGTAATATTTCCAGCAACCGGATTACTTGGGTCCGTAGGTGCAAAAGAAAGTACCTTAGCTGGATACGTTGTTAAGGCTCCTGACCCTAGCCCAGGCCCGGTTACGCTGTCACCAACTTTTATACCTCCAAGAATTCCAGTAATAGCAAATGTAGCCAATCCTCCAACTTGAGAAGAAATACACGTTGCTGCTGCGTTTAATATAAAGTTTGAATCTAACGTTTCTACAACTTTAACAGAGGCTCCGTCAGACTCTCTATACAATATGTCTATTTCTTTTATTTTTAAATTATTAACTAAGTTATAATTTTTAAAAGGTATAGGTATTCTTAATTTTATGTCATCCACTTTGTTTTCAACAAATGAAGCAACTGTACTACGATATGTGTTTGTTTGGTCATCTACTTTAGGCAACCCATCTTCGTCCAAATACATAAAATAACCATCTTGCTTAGGAATAAAGGCTGTTTGAGTAAATGGCGCAAATATAGAATATTCGTTATTTTCAAACTTAAATCTATAACTAAACCTTACAAACCTATCTTCTAGGTAATCAGGATCTCCAGAAAACTGAGGGTTATAATAAGGGTTTGGATTAAATACTATGTCGTATGAAGAGCCCACTGGTATAGTAGGAAAATTTCCTCCAGTTATTACAACTGTAAAGTACGGAGGATCTGGATTTCCTACAGGAGTTGTAGGTACAACGTAAGTGCTAGAAGCTACAGTAGCGTTTACGCCACCAGTTTCAATCATTACTATGCTAGCCGACAAAGAAGCTATGTACCCAATAGTTGCTCCTGAGCCATAAGGACTACCAGTTACTATGTCCCCTTCTACGTTTCCAGCTAATATATTTAAAGTGGTTGTTCCAGTAGTTCCGTCACCCGCCACTGTCCCAACGCCTCCGTTTGGAAATGCTTTGCTAGTTACATCTTTCATTGTGGTTTCGTAAGGAATCGCGTTGTCAGGAGCTTCATTGCTAAACTGGTAAAGTTCGATACATTGGTAAGGATTGTATTTAGCTACAGATATTTGGTCTTCATTTACATAGTATATAGGATTGGCTAAACCAGTAGGATTTGCAACAGTAGTATCTATTCTTCTTGGCTGATTTCTGTTGTCAGTCCAAAACAAAAAACCTTCTAATATGTTTATTCCATATATAGGATTTAAAGTGGAAAAATTAAGATAAGCGCCTTTAACAAGTATAAGCGTTTGACTATTTAAAGTGTTATGAGATATAATAAAATTACTAGCACTTGGAACATAACCGTCCTTAATGTTAGTTGTTAAATATAAATAAACAGTGTTGTTTATTTCATCAGCCAATTGACCTATGCATTTCAGCCCCGCTACGCCAGTAATTGTTTGAAAGTTTAATATTTCTTTATTACCCAATACGTTTTCTAAAGCTCCAACTTTAGATCCTTCTGATCTACTAACTTGAATATTTCTAGCATCTCTGTATTCACCATTAGGTAGTATACGCGCATCCAAGTCTTTGTTCATCTTGGATTTTAAAAAAGTATTTTGAACTTTAGCCATTAAATTTTAGTGTTTAATCCATTTAGATTTACCTCTCATAACTTGAACTATTTCGTCAAGCTTAATATTTGATAATCTTATTTTTGCATTTCTAAGTTTAGCTCTTCTATCTTTCTGCAATCTTTGAACTAAATACTCTTGTTGACCAGATCTTGTGGATATTATAGAGTGTAATATAGAAGCGTATAGAGCGTCTTCCGCTAGTTTAGGTACTTTAGTGTCTGAGTCATAAGCTAAACCATCAGAGATGTATTCTAACACAATAAGCTTTCCGGCTAAATTGCTAGAGAAAGACATTTTACCTTCTCTTTCATCCATATTAAACCAGCCATTCATTTGTGACGTCTGTGGATCAAGACCGTATTGTCTTCCCCAGTTCCAGCTACCTTCAAAGCCATAAGCATTTTGAAAGTCAACAGCTTCATCTATATTGTTAACTAGCTGACCGTTTATTAAATTGTCGTTAGCTTTTTTCCATCTTTCGACGGTTAGCGAAGTTCCTTCGACATTTTCTCCAAAGTTATCTTGAGTTGGTACACCTGCTTGATCTTGTATAGGTGTTTCAAAAGGGGCTATAGTTAAATTATTTGCTGGGTATATAATTCTTTTTACGCCTAAATGATCTATAAAAGACACTCTTACATAGTTAACATAATCCTGAGGCAATATAACGCTTAAGCTAGCTGGTATATTTAGCTCCTGAGAGTGAATACTTTTTAAAGTATCATAACTAAATTCTTGCAAACTTCTTTTAGCAAAAAACAATACATCAGATTTTTTAGCGTTTTGTATTAATTTACCATCACCCACATAACCAACCATAAAGTTGTCTATAGCATCTGTTAGTTTTATATATTCATAGCTTCCGTAATTATCTTCTACAGTATCTCCATAAGCTTTCTCAGCTTCTGTTTGACCGTACTTACCGCCAGTTAATACTTTTAATTGTATTACAACTTTAGTGCTAGAAGGTAAACCTGTTAACGTTATAATGTTGTTTACAACGGTATAAGCTAATACATATTCACTATATGTACCTGGAATTCCGGTAGGGCTTGTATAAACTTTAAAATTGTTTAAAGCGTAGTTAGCATCTGCTGGATTCCAACTACCAAATATTAAGTCCGTATCGAAAGTAGTAGTAAATGCCTGTGTGTTAGGAGTCGGAGGAGTCGGTAATACCGCTAGCGATGAAAAACCCTGGGACCCTTGGTAATATTGTTGATTTGTTTCAGTTATTAAACCCATTTGTTACTATGATTTTTCGTTAATTGAAGTTCGCTGAGCTTCTTGAGTCGCAGTTTGTATAATTGTAGGATCGTTTATTATAATACCACAATATCTTAATATGTTTGTTGTTATATTTGATTGTTCAGATATATCAAGTTCAAAATTTGCAGATAAAGATGAATTAAATAAATATTGACCTAAAGTTCCTACTGTAAAAGCCCAAGCTGGATTTGTTGGTTTAAACAAACAATTCACGTTTAAAGCGTTAGGCGTAGGCGCTATTTTTAACAAAAGCTGACTTATAGTTGCTGGTGCAATAATCGCGTTTGTAGTAAAGCATATAGGATAATTAACAGTTGGCGTCGTTAGATTTGACCTTGTTATTTGAGAATAATCGCTTTTGCTTGCTAATTGTGTTATAGAATTATAAATAGGATTAGTGGTGTTATATGTAGAAATAATTTCACCTAGTTTATATATAATACCTCCTCCAGTGTATATAAAACCATCGTTAGCAGCATTATAAGTAAATGCGGCTTCTTTTTCGAAAGGATATAATTTATAAGAAATGTCTTTAAACATATTAAAAAACTCCGTATCGTTTTGTGTATTGTTTTGGTTTTGACGATTTACCTGGTTACCGTCAGGAAAATATGATTGAAATATCTCGTCTTGAACTTGAGTTGCTAAACTATTGAATTCAGCAGGTGTTATATAACCCCTTTGTTCTTTGTTTAATATATACAAGACTGTTTGATATACTGTATTTATATTTACCGCCATTTTTTATTTTTGTTATAATATAGGGCCCGAGTAGACGAGCCCTGTATTAGTATTACTTGTTTTTATAGTTTTTTATCTATAGACTTATAGATTTCTACTCCTTCGTCTGTTTTTAAGAAAGCCGCAAACGCTGAGTAAGGGTTTTCATCAAAAGGAACGTTCATTAATTTTCTACCAGTTGATACCCATATGAATGTTCTTTGGTCTTGTGATAGACTTATAATACCAACTTCTTGTGCTCTAATGGCAAAGTTTCTTAATTGCACATTATCGTCATTAGCTAGCTCAATAAACAATGCTGGGTTTTGCCTAGCAAATAACATTAAGTCTCTTTTAAGTTCTTTAGAACTCATAGAATTTACTTTAGATCCAAGTTCAACTCTTAAAATTGCCTCACCGTGATCTACATCCATAGCTCTAGCTGCATTTAATGCATCTATTTGCATGTCTAAAATATCTAAATCATCCGTAGCCTTAGTAACAGCACTAAATTCTTGATACAGTTTATCCTTTAAAGGATGATATATAGACATTAGTTTTTGTAAATTTTGTTGTTCTTTTGGTACTGATAAAGATCCATCTTTAAATCTAATGTGACCCATTGTGCATTCTCCTTTTTGCTCATCTACAAGAGGTGAGCTTTGGTTAGTTGCATATCTTATTTCTCTTTGTTTTCCAGTTATTTTGTCAAAATAGAGCAAAGCATGCTTTCTTGTATGCCTGCCTGGTATTGTTAATGTTAAAGGTGATTTATTACCTTTTAAATAATATATTCTATCTTTAATTTCCCACTCTGGTTTTGCGGGTTTTACTGGAGCAGCAACTTTTGTTACCACTTCTTCTTGAGGTGCAACCTCAACTTGTTGTGCTTTAGCTTGTTTAGCCATAATATAATAAAATTAAATAGTTATAAAAGTAATAATTACCCCCGTCAGTTCAACGAGGGTAAGAATTACATTAATGTTGAATCAATTAGATTCCTTTGAATAATACAAAGTTGTTAGCAGCTTGAGTTACTAAACATCTTTCAGATAGGAAGTTTACTTCCATAGCATCAAGAGTTGAAGTAAATGCACCACCAGCAGAACCAGTTAACCAAGACTTCATACGTCTGTCATCAGATTGTGAAGCTCTGTAACGCACGTGTAAAAATGGTCGTCGGATATTAGTTCCTAAGATCTGATCGTAAACTGTAGAAGTTCCAGCTGGTATTAATACACCTTCGATTGAGCTAATACCTGTAACAGCGCCACGAGTAGAAGCGTCATTTAAGTATTTCCAGTCAGTTTTATAGAAATCGTAAGATCCTCTACGAAATCCGCTAAATCCTAAGTTTAAAGCCATTTCTTCAGAATTTTCAAATAATCCAAAAGCAGTACCTCCAGCAAATCCGCCAGAAATAGAAGCTAACATATCGTCAAAATCAAGAGATGTTTGTCTCTGTAAGAATAACATGTTTTCTTCAATTGCTCCTTGAGTATCTAAATTTTTAAGAATAGCATCAAATTCGTCAAGTCCAGCAGCAGCAGTAAATCCTACTTCTACGTTTCCACGAGATTGGATGGCAGCAAATAAACCTTCAGATCCTGGAGATGTAACACCACCTACTTGATCATATTCAGCTTCAACCATAGACATTTCTAAGTAATCTTCAAAACGTAAACGAGTTTCAGATTCAGCTTTTAAATACCATAAGTACCCAGATGTTCCATCTTCAGTTGCAACTTCAACCCATCCAATTTGAGCCATGTCAGAACCATTAACTACGTATTGGCTTCTTAATATAATTGGCGAATTAGAATATTGAGTTAACTGAGGATCAATTGAGATTCTTCCTTGGTTTTGTCCGCCAACTAAAAAAGCTCCATCAGTACTTTGTCCTTTTGTATATTGAGAACCGTATACAAATACCTTAGCGCCTGTAGCAGCAGCTGCTCCAGCACCAATACCGGCAATTTGATTATTGTCAAAAGGTTGTACAACAATATCAGTAGCAGCAAGAGCAGATCCAGTGTATGCACCAGAATCAGTTACAATTGCTTTACTCTCAGCCCCAGTTGTAGGGTTTAAGAAAACAATAGTATCGTTGATTGATATTACATTTTGTAAACCGGCTGTACCAGCTGCAAATAATGTAACAGTGCTAGTTGATCCAGCAGCGTTAACAACAGATACGCCAGCGTAGCTAATGTGTAGTCTGTTTTGTTCTGACCAAATTACTTGATCTGAAGTCATTGGCATTTCAGCGCCAACCATTCTTAAGAATCCAGAGATTGTACGGTTTCCGTAACGCTCTACTTCTTGTTCATAAATTTCAGGTAAATACTGCTGAGCGAATGAATCACCACCAGCGCCTGGTCCAGCAGCAGCGCCACCGTTAAATTGTAGGTAGTTACTATTTAATACTTCCTGAGTTCCAGAAGGAATTAAACTACCAAATTGAGGACTTAAAGCCATAATTTTTTGTTTTTTTAGTTAAATTTTTTTGTTTTAATTCTTAGTTTTGAAGAGTCTAAACCGCTTATTGCTTTAACCTTAAGTCCGTTTACAAACACATCACCTTGAGTAGACCTAGCTTTGGTATTACTTAAGTTTTTTGAACTGTTTACAACTTCTTTTACGGCATCCGCTTTTCCTTGCTCATAGAAATGAGCTGCGATCTTATCTACATTGTCAGCAGCGTACATAGCTTTGTGATAACCTTTCGTGTCTTTAACATTACCATCTGAGTCTAGGAACTTCCCGACAAGGTTGTTAATATTCGATTGGCTCTCTGCAACTTTATCACGATTCTGAATATTGTACTTATAACTTTTTTCGCCGACTTTAATATCGAAACCTTCGAAATTGTCGTTGAAAAGCTCTTTAGTACTTTCCTTGAATTGTGCATGTTGTTGCTCAGCTGTTTCTTGCTGCTTATTATATCGGTTAAAAAAGTCCATAGCTTTTTGTTGGTCTTGAGTAGTGCCCGGTCTCAACTTGATCTCGTCATAATACTTACTCTTCGTCTCTTCCAAATAGTTTTTGGCTTTTGCAACTTCTTCTTTAAACGCAATTCTTTTTTTGCGTGCATCTCTATCTTCGTCGATATCTTCATCAATGATAAAGTCTTCTAGTAACATATCAATGTCTTCACCTTCTAAATAAGGTTTTTCTTTTTTATAGTATTCTTTTAATAATGTAACATCATCTACTTTAGAGTAGTCAGCGTTAAGCCTAGTATAGTCCTCTATTGTCCCACCTGTTTCTTCCATAAATGAAACTAGTTTTTCAATGTTTTCAGGCAAAGCTTTACCAAGAATTCTTTCATCTTGTACTGCTTTTTCTACTTGAGCTTCAACTTCTTTAACTTCTTTTTCAGTTACTTCTTTGATTGCAGAAAACCCTTCAGGAGTTTCGTTGGACTCTTGTACAGGTTCTCCCACCTCTGCGCTATCTCCGGATGGTTCTTCCACAGATACTTCCTTTGTTTCTCCGACTTGAATGGCATCTTCTTTTGGTATTACCACTTTTGTAACTTCTGGTGGAAGCTCAACCAAAGGTTCTTTGATATTTACTTTTACCGGTTCGTCACTAGGTGTTGTTAATTTTTTAGGAGTTTTCTTTTTAATTTTAAACTCGCCTTCCTGCTTAACAGGTTCATTTGTTTTTACTTCTGACATAATATAATATAATTAAATAATTGTTTACTTTCTACATGAAAGCCTGCATACCCTGGTCGGGTTGATTTTCAAAGTCTATAGGTAAACCATCGTTTTGCCTTTGACTTATAAGCTCACTTTGTTGTGAAGCTTCCATTTTGCTACGAGTATCTTTACGATCTTCAATAGCTTTTTCTTTTTGCTGTGTGTTTTGAACATCAAGCTGCTTAAGCTGCATATCGTATTGAAATTTTGTTTGCATTTTTTGCGCTTCTAATTGCGCTGCAATTTCCATACGTTGAATTTCCATTTGATTTTTAGACTGTTCAAACTGAACATTTGCACCCATTATAGCTTCTTGTTTTTGAACTTCAGCCATAGCAGTTTTTTCTGCTGTATCAGCTTGCGACTGCCCTTGAGCTGCAATATTAGCTTGTTGGTTAACTTGATCTTGCTTAGCTTTAGCTTTACGTTTTATCTTAAGCATTTGATTTGCTAGCTTAAGATTCTTAATATTTCTTAAATCTATAGCGTCTTCAAGATCAATACCCCCTTGTTGCAGTGCGACTTGTATATTGTTTTCTAACTGAGCTTGCTCTTCTTCATCTGGTTCTAATTCTAAGAATATACCAAAGTCATGAAGATTTAAGTTTACTATCTCGTCTAAAGTTTTAATGTTAAATGTAGATATAGAATTTTGTAGAGCACTTCTAGTTAGTGGAAATTCTAATGCATCAGCTATTTTAAGCGCAACGTTCTCGGCTAGTTTAAGAGTGATATAAAGACTAGACTGATTAATATGTCTAGTCGCTACATTGGACGCGTTAGCGGCCATCTTTTGAAGCCCTACAAGCGAGTTCTTATCCATAGCCGTGCCGTCTCTTGCTTCATTAAGCCCGGTTACGTCACGTATCATTTGTAAATAATATTGATACGTTTGTATAAGAGCAGATATTTTAGCTTGGCCAGATGAACTGTTAAGTTCTTGAATAGGTACTTTACCTGGATTCATATCACCGTCTTGAGTAAGGGATCTACCGACTATAGAACCTGTTTGGAAATACATATTTAATGCCTCCGCTGGATTGTAATTAGTTCCGTTACCTAAATCAACTTCCGCAAGCCCGTCCATGTCTAAGTAAACACCGTCTGGTACCATACGAGATAAAACTTGTTGCAGTTTTAAATGTGTTAACTGAATCATGTCAGCAAAGCCAATACATTTACTTACAATAGATTCAATACGACCTTTGTACATTCTAGGCGCACATAAAGCGTAGTTCATTTCTACTTTAGTTGTATCAGCGGTAGGTCTAGACATGTTCTCTGCTAGCTCCCACTTTATCATTTCATTAGAACCTAATACTTTAGCTCCATTATATAATACCTCAATAGATCTTGATACTCTTTCAAAGTTATCATTTTCTGGTGGATTAAATGAATCAGGCTTTTCTAAAGCTTTCATTAATCCTTGTGGTGTTTCTTTTATTTTAAATACTTGGTTATGGTATGTCTTGTAATCAAAGTATAATACTTGAACTGTGTTTTCATCATAATTACCCCAGCCTGTTATATACTGACTGTTGCCTGGCATTGATTGTATTCTTTCAAGTTCTTCTTCTCCAATGTCTGGAAACTCTTTTTTAAGCTCAGGTATTGTTATAGACTTTACTTCACCTACATAGTATACATCATCAAAGTTTGGATCTTCAGTGTAAGAATAAACAACATAAGCAGGATCTACGTAATCAACTGTAATTCCCTCTGCAGTATTAAAGCTAGTTTTAGCCACTGCCATACCTAATACAGTTAAATCCATATTTAATCTTCTTCTAGTAAGATCAAATTTGTTTTGCGCAAGTACAGATGCTATAGCTTCTTCCTCTGCTATTTCAACCGACTGCTTATAGCTCAACTGCATGTGAAGCTCTAGTTCGTCTTTAGATTCAGGTACTGTATCAATGTTTGGAGTTTGATATAAATTAATACCTAGCGTTTGTTGAAGACTATCCAAGTATTCTTTAGATACCATATCTTCGTAAAGCATAGAAGCGTAATCAGTTCTTTTCTTTATTGACTGAGGATCTTGAGCGTAAGCTTTAATATCATAAGCTTTAGCTGATATACCATTAACAACAATATCTACAAACTTAGATAAAATTGGTACTGGTTTCCAGTCTAAGTTTAAATAAGATAAATCACCATTAATAGACAATTCATCTTTGTACTTCTGTATTGATTGCTCACCTCGAGCATATAATCTTAATTGGTGAAATTGATTCCAACTAGTTAAGTATCTATTACCATTAGTACGCCCTTGGCCAAACCACTCGTATTCGATAGCTTGTCCAACCTGCGTTCCGTATTCCCAGCTTGCTTTTTCTGCATCGCTAACTACTTGACTAGGGAAAGCGCTATTGGTGTTAGTATATATACCCATTTAACTTATTATTTTTGATGTTGAACCTTTGTTATCGTACTTTTTAATACCTAAATCCATAGGTTGAGGTTTTGGTCTTTGACTGCTTGGAGCATATCTATGTTTATTACAAGCCATTAAAGCAAGTCCTGAACTTATAGATGCATCATGCTTTGTTCTATTATTAATATTAAACGTAGCCCAATCTTCTAATGTTCTTTGGAAATATACATCTCCATAACCTGTTTCTTTTAAACCTACAAAATCGTTTATGTAAGTTTCTATAGCCGCAGCATGTGCTTGTTTTATGTCTTCACTTGAATTTGGTATACCACCTAACTCTCTTTCTGTGACTGACAACTTGTTGTATTTTCTATCAGGTCTGTTAATTGAAAACCCTCTATAGTTTCTTCGTTTAAAATAATATAACAATCTAGGCTTATTGTTCTCAGCTAGTATTGGCATGCCGTAAAAAACGCAAGCCATTAAAACATCTTCAAAAAATATCTCAGCTGTTTGTGGTCTAGCTATATATTCTAAAAAGAAATGGTTAGGAGGTACATCCTCCATTGAAAACTTAGTTAAACCATGAAGAGAGCCCTTGGATCCTCTACCGTCCACAGTTCCTGATATATCATATGGATCACAACCAAATGCTCCGCAATGTTCATTACCAGGATAATTAGTGCCATTTTTTATATATCTTTTATTTTGTAAGTTTTCAGATGGAACCCAGCTAACTAAAAATCTACCGTCTTTGTTTGGTATGAATATAACTTTAGTATCTTGCTGTCCGTTCTCCCATTGAAAACTTCCTTTTGTTACTTTAATTGAGTTTTTAAGATCTTCGTTAAAATCTATTTGCTCGTATATTTTTGTTAAGTTAAATAGAGATTGTTTTGATTCATCTCTAAATGCATGCTTAGTTGTGCGTGGAAACTGTCTGTAAAATTCATTTAAACCATCTTGATCAGACTTTAAACCTTCTACTTCATTGTTCCAATACTCTATTACGCCTTGTGTTATTTTTTCACCAAACGGTCCTTCAATTTCTTTCTTGGGTGTGTTGAATACAGGAAAGCCATAAGAATCAATGTATCCTTCGTAATTCCACTCCATAGGTATGAACAAAGAATAGAGTCCTGAGCGTGTCTGTCCATTGGCGTTTCTTTGCGTAACGTCTGAGTCATTGTATAGTTTTTTAAAGTTACCGCCTCCTTTATCTAAAGCATTTGAGGTTGACCCCATCATGCATTTACCTATAATTCTAGAACCTAATCGTAAACAAGTTCTTGTTACTCGCCAGTTGTTGAGGATGTTCGTCGGCCTTTCCCATTTCCCCGATTCATCGTGGACGAGAAGTTTAAGCTTCTCCCCGTCATAGGAGTTGTCGCCGGTGTTTTTCCAATCGATGGTCGTGTCAAGACCGGTAATTTCCTGTAATTTTTCATTTGAATCAAGTTTTCTTCTGGTAAACTTGGAGGCTGGGACTCTGTACGCAAGCTCTGTCTTTGGCCTGTCCATACCGTCCTGTATTGGTTTGAAAAAGAAAGGGTAATTGACCGATATCGGGACAACTTTGTCAGTAAACATCTTCTTTGCGTCGGGTCCAGATTTAGAGAGTATACCAAATCTAGCATCTGTAGATATCGTTGCTTGGTTAACGGTTTCCCCACTTGCCATAAACGAAAAACCGGATCGCCTGTTCTTAAGGTAACACATTCCATAGGATCTAACATCGGATTTACAAGCTTCCCAAAATATGTAGAATAATCTGTTTGATTCACGAAAGTCCGGTTGCCCGACGTCAATCTTACTCCACTGCAAGTACATGTAGTTAGTACCAGTAATATAAGTAGACTTACCTTTGTTAACAAACCAAAAACCTTCTTCACGTCTTGTAAATTCTTTATCGATGTAGTCATACCATTTTTCTTTAAAATCCAAAGGGTATTCTTCCCAATCAAATACGGATTTGATTACACTTAATTCTTTAGGATATTGTGTGTAAGACCATTTGTCGTCTTTAAACTCTACAACATCTTTCTCTTTAGGTAAAGCAATTACAAGGTTTTGTATCTTATATATCTCACCTATTTCACCTGTTTTACTAATAACTATTAAATCATGCTCAGCATTGTAACCATATTCCCATTTCTTATACCTATTCATTCTATTAAGAACTTTAGGTTTAACGTAGTCTTTTAAGACTTCATATAAAGTTTGCTCGTACATTACTTAGATCTTCCTTCAGCAAAACCTCTAAAAGACTTTTCTTCTTTTACTTCTTCAGGTTTTTCATTTAACAAGTTTTCTTCAGCTTCTAATCTACTTAGTATTTCAAAAGCATCAAATATAGCTAGCTTTTTTGTAGCTGCTGCATTTTTTAATCTATCTGCCGTTATATCGTCTCCTGAATCAACAATAGCTTCTTTAGCTACCTTGATCAGTTCCTCAACTGCTACTTGCCCAGCTTGGATTATATTCAACTTCGTTTCCTTGGTATTCATATTTAATTACAATATCATTAGATTTCATACAATATAAACGCTTGCCATCAATTAAAAATTCCCACTCACCATTAGGTGTATAACCTACAAGGTCACCGGGATTAATACCGAGTGCTTTTAAGGAACTATTGCCGTATTTTAATATACCAATAAGGCTTTGTTCTTTATCTAGCGTTAAAGACTGATTGTCTTTTATTGGAGTTATAAAGCAGCGGTCACCAAATGAATGCCAACCTTCTTTATTTTTATATAAATAGATTTGATCTATAGCACAAAAATGTAAGTCATCTTTAAACCAAGATCTACTTTTCTTTTTAATTCCTTTCATGTCATAGAATACTCTAAACACGTTTTGGTGTATAACAATTATATCACCTATTTCAATACCCGTATTAAATGCCTTGGGTGTTTCTAAAACTTTAGCTAATCTATTTACAAATTTAAAATCTTCTATTTTTGTATTTATAATTAACTCTTTATCTCCAACCTTGACTTTATTACTGTATTTTTCACCTAATGGCTCAACAATAAAATCGTACAAGCTTCTCATCAATACTCTAAATCGTATTCAACGGATATTGCCATGTTAGAATTAAACTTCTTCCATGGCATTACCTCGTTGTTTTTTTTAATGTGAATGTTATAAGAACCATCAGATTCATTTAATAAAATATGTGATATCTCATGTCCTCCATAAACCTGTTGGCCTACAGAATAATGCATAGCATCATTTTTATAATCAGAACCTATGCTGATTTTTCTTATATTATTTGTCATCTTCTTTTTCGATCTCAGTATAAGAACCGTCTTTCAAGTCAATGTTTACTTGACCATATTCATCTTCTAGCTCTTTTTTTGTATCTTCAATCTCTTTAGATAACTCAGCTATTTGCCCGTGAACGTTTTGTTTTTGAACATCTAATACTCCTAGTGTTCTCAACCCTTCAGTTAATTTAGCTTGTTGATCTTGAACAGTTTTTAATTGCTCTTCAGTAATCATTGCTTTTACCATTTGTTTTTCTTTACTCATAATTTGATTTTATTTAATTGTTTATATTGATATAGTTACACGTTTTATTATTATTTTAACGCTACTGAATTAGCTGGACAAGTTACCACGTAATCGATTGCTACTGGTAAAATTGAACCCGCTTGAACGTCTTTAAATGTTATAGCATCTCCTATAACAGGTAGTAAACTGCTTACTGAAGCAACTACTAGCTTACAGTCTAATCCGCTACCGCCTTGAGCTACTGTTATAATATCTCCTACAGAGTAATTAGCTCCTGCAGCGTTTCCTATTGTTACAGCTGTTACAGCTCCATTAGTTACTTCAGTTAAAGTTATAGTAGCATCGTTTCCAGAAGCTGCTTGATCTAAAGTTACAACATCTCCTATCACATATCCTGTACCTCCAGAAGTAAATGTAAACCCAGTAACTTCATTTGCTGTAACTGTTACAGTTCCTGTTATTCCTGTTCCAACACTTGGATTTACCGCTGTTGAAGTAACTGCTCCTGCGTTATACCCAGTTCCTGCTGTTGTTGGATTTGCAATAGCTGCTGGCACAGGTACTGTTATATCTACTGTTAAACCAGTTGGTTGTTTAGCTGGTGATTTATGTACTGAACTAGTAACTGTTGTAGCTACATTTGTTGCCGCATCATAGCCTGATCCTGCTGCAAAACCTGTATAAGAAGGATTAGCTCCTGTAAATACTGCTTGTAAGTTTAAACCGGTTACTGTGTCTTGAGCTCCTACAGTATCTGATAATATAGCAACAACATCACCTGTTACTCCAACATATATTTGAGAGCTATTGTAATTTGTACCTAAGGTTCCTGATTGATTTTCAAATAACCAAGCAGATGGCGTAGTGATTGTACCACCATTACCAGTACCAGGTATTGCTAAAGCTTTGCCGAATACTCCGGCTGTTATTGGATATTGTCCCATTTTTTTTATTTGTTACTTATTGATTTATATTTTTCAAAACCGCGTGAACCAAAGTAAGCTACATACACAGTTGTTAATAGTTGTTTTAATAATTCTATCCATTCCTGTTCTACAGTAAATGATATTTCATGATGACTATCAACCCATATAAAAGCTATAGCCATAAATGACAAAAATATAAGCGCCATAGGACGCGTGTTTTTACTAAGCCACGAATCAGATGTCATATCAGATTCCCAGCGTTTGCTTATTTGATCTTCAGCTTCTGCACTAGCTTTTTCAACTATAACCTGTATCTCTTTCTTGATTTCAAGTTTCTCTTCATCAGTAGTTGTAAGTTTATCGATTACATCGCCAACGTCTTTAATAACGTTACCGCTTAACCATTCCCAGATCTTTTTCATTTAAGCTTTTCTATATGCTTCAGCTTCCCAAGGCAAATTCTTTGCCCCTTCTTCCATATCAGCTCGTGAATATTTTTTACCTTTCCAATATACAAAATCATCATCGTAATCTAAATCACCTCTTTTCATTTGATCTAAATGAACTTTTTCATGAGCGATTACATCGTGAACTTTACTTGGATCTAAATCTTTATTAATGATTATAGTACCATTATTATTAGCTTTACCCATTACGCCATCTTCCATGTCTACATTATACACTGGTGTGTTATCGCAATTGTATGGAGGGTTTGATAGTTTAAAAGCCATATGTTATTTGTTGTAAGGAAATATCTTGTTTAATGCTCCTTTTCTAGCAGCACAACCGCAAGGAACGTTCAGCCCCTTGCTTATTGTGTCTACCATTGTTTTGATACCAGTAGCTTTAGTAAACTTCTCTACGCTGTCTCCTAAACCTGTTGATTTCATAATTACGCGAATGTTACGACTGTATAAGTTACGTATACTGCCGCATCGTCAATAACCATTCTTCCGTCAATAGCTCCACCCACAAATGTTTGAGCTGATACTAGCGGAGATCCTACTGTTGAAACAATTCCACCTGGATTTGCTGTTAAGGCTGCATTAAAAGCTTTTAACACGTCAACCGCAACTCCTGCTCCTCCTGTAAAAGTTATTGTGCAAGTAGCCGCGCCTGCTCCAGATCCATAGACTATTTCAATTTCACTGTCTGGATTTGTAACGTCTCTTTTAATGTGAGTAATCTGATCAATTCCGATTAATACTTCTGGGTTTGTTGCATCGCTAGATACAATCTTTAAAAATTTTGCCATTTTTTGTTTTGTTTAAGTTTATGTTAGTGTTTATGTTTGGCTGAGGTTTGTACAGTCCTCTCTGTTTTATTATTTCATCATAGAGAAATCTTCTCCGTCTATTTTACCATTTCCGTTTTTGTCAAGTTTTTTTTGACCTGCTGTTAATTCTTTATCGTCTTTCATATAAGCAGCTGATCCTTTATCCATTTCTAGAGCTGAAGCTTTATTATCTATTGGCATTTCTTTAAATAGGTTTTGAACGTGCTTTGACATCCAAGATCCTTTCATTTTCATTGCTGAGTCTTTTTTTCCGTAAGGCATAATTGTATTTTTTAGTTAGTTAGTGTTTTTTTTCGTCGTATTTTAAATCACCAGCTAATTTTGAAATATGCTTTTCGTCAGCTGTCATTTTTTCATCGCTATGCCCGTGTTTATTATCATAATCAATATCTTCTTTAAGATACTTCATATGTGCTTCGTCGTCTTTCTTTGTAGCTCCCATATTAGAAGCTGTAACTTTTGAGTGCTTTGCGTTTCCGCTGTATTCTCCGTAATGTCCTTTATGCATAATTATTTATATTATTTATTAAATATACCGCCCCATATTTGTTCACCTTCGCCATCTTGTTTGTCATAAAAAATAGCTGCACTCGCTCCAATATCTTCTCGGCCAGTTTTTTCTAGTAAATCTGCTTCATATCCTTTTGAATCAGCTTTCTTTTGCCCAGTTCTATCGGCAACATATGATTTATAATCTTTATATTTACCGCGCACGCCCTCTAAATCACGTTTCCAAGCTTCTTTATAGGTAAGTCTTTCGTTAGATACGCCTCTAAAACTTATTATTTGTTTTTCACTAGGAAAACCCTCTGTTGTTATTTTGGTTTCAGGAGTAACAATGTTGGTTTCAATTGTTTTTTCCATTGGCTTTATTTTTTCTCTTTCAGGAGTTTTATCTTTTTTAGGTCTTGAAGCCGGTAGTGTGTTAGACTTTGGCTGCTTTGGCGAAACATATCGCATGCCGTCTACTCCTGAAGCATAGCCACCTGCTTTAAGAGGTGATGTTGTTATTGGACTTTTAGCTGAAAAGTTTTTTTGAAATGGCGAACTCATTACTTGTATGCTTTAGCTAATTGAGTAATTGGTCCAGCTTTGTACTCACAAGGATATTTAGATACTTGCATACCTGTTATACCTGAGCTTGATCCTACACCCATTGGAAAACCTTCTTTGCTTAATGGTCCATCCCATACAGCATTTTCACCTACTTGTCCTTGTAGCTTTTGATTAGCTAATGATTTAATATCTTTTTTCATATTAGTATTTTTTGTTACATTTTTTCTTAAACATAGGAGTAGCGTTTACAGAGTTCTGTCTTTGTTCAAGACCTCCGTAAATCCCTTGGGCTGCTTGTTGTGTTTGAATGCTAAAAGGATCTACTAAACTTGAAGGTTTAGGTGGTACATTTGTCATTCCAGTTGTTGGGTCAATTGCTCCTGCTTGTGTTAGTGGATTCATATTATCTTTCTTTATCTTTGTTTACGTTTTTAATAGAAGTTATAAGAACTTTGTCTGTATACGTCTTACCCTTCATAATACTGTTTCTATGATTACTTGTAGGTAAATCATCTTGCCCTAGTAT